CCCTCGCGCAAACTTTTTTCGTTTTTTGATATTTTTAGGAGGTGAGCCCTCATGGCAGGGAGACATGCGAAACCGATTGCTCTTCATCTTGCGGAGGGCAATCCCAACAGACTGACGAAAGAAGAAATCAAACAAAGGCAAGAAGCCGAGGTGAAACTAGGTGAACAGGATTTAAAAAAACTGAAAAAGCCTGGCTTCATCACGAAAGATAAAATAGCGAACAAGCTGTGGAACGATCTTATCAAGGAGTATAAATCGGCCGCTGACCAAGGGGTTGAATTGCTGACCAGTTCCGACATCGGAGTTTTAGCTTTGTATTGCAAAACTTACTCCGAATACGAAAAGTTGCTTGTTCAGCATCAAAGGTTAGAGAACGTGATCGTAGATGAAGATGTCCTTGATGAGTATATTAGCCGGGCAGAAGAGGTTGACGGGGTAAATTACAAAGCCCTTCGGTACCTTTCTCAGCTGGCTTCCATAGAGGGGATACTCAAAATCGAAACGGCAATCAACAAGAAAATGGACATGCTGCTCAAGCTTCAGGATCGCTTATTCCTCAATCCCTTAGCGAAGGTTAAGAACGTACCTCAGCCGAAAAAAGAAGAGAAGAAGTCAGCCATGGCGCAGTTCTTGAACCGTCGAGCGGGTGGCGGCCATGCCCCATGATAAACAGCGCGCGCTTGAGCCGATCGAATTCATCCAGATGCTGCACGCCGTCGATGACTTTTACGGACAACCCTTCAAGTTGTTGGACTGGCAGTATCAAATTCTGTGGGATGTTTACGGCACAGTAAACGATAAAGGGTATCGTCAGTACCAATACGCGTACCTGGAAATTCCGAAGAAGAACGGCAAAACGAGCCTGATCGCCGCAGTTGGGCTTTACCATCTGACTTGCGATCCACCGGGCGGACAGATTTACTGCTGTGCCGCAGACAAAGAACAGGCCAAGTTGGTATACAAGGCCGCCGTTAGCATGATCGAACAGGAGCCGGAGTTTGAAGGGATTCTGAAGGTTGTTGACAGCCGAAAAGAAATTATCAACCTGCAAACGGGTACGGTCATGAAAGTATTGTCCGCTGAAGCCTATACGAAGCACGGGATTAACCCAACCGTTGTTATCTTTGACGAACTTCACGCGCAGCCGAACCGGGACTTATGGGATGTGATGACCTTCGGCGCAGGTGCAGCCCGAAAGGAACCGCTGTGGTGGGTAATCACGACGGCTGGAGACGACCCAGACCGACATTCCGTAGGCTGGGAACAGCACGAATACGCCAAACAAGTACTAAATGGGGAGATTGAAGATCCCACTTGGTACGTAAAAATATACGGCATACCGGAAGACGGGGAAGATGAAAACGGGAAGGAGATTGATATTTTTGACGAAAAACTCTGGTATCAGGTGAACCCAAGCCTGGGGCATACCATTGACATAGATGCAGTCCGAAAAGAGGCGCTTGCTGCTCGAAACAAAGAGTCAGCAGAGCGTCTTTTTCGTTGGCTCCGGCTGAACCAGTGGATCTCACTCAAACGGACAGGATGGCAGCCGCTTACGCTATGGGACAAGACTACTGGGAAGTGGGGGTTATCTGAGCTTGTAGGTAAACGTTGCTATCCCGGGCTGGATTTATCCAGTACAACCGATATTACAGCCGCGTGCTACCTATTTCCACCCCAAGAAGGTATCCCGGATTGGCGTGCTATCTTTGACGCTTGGATACCGGAAGACAACATGAAGGAGCGTGTTCGCGTAGATAAGGTGCCCTATGACAAGTGGGTAAATCAAAAACACTTACTCACGACCCCCGGGGACGTGGTCGATTACGATTTTGTCGAAGCGCGCCTACTAGCCGCAAACAAGCAATATGACATTCATACCCTTGGTACGGACCAATGGAACAGCCGGATGTTGTCCCAGCGTCTTATGCGTGGGGGTATAGACGTGGTGGAGATTGGGCAGGACATGAAAAACATGTCACCTGCCATGAAATTTATTGAGCAACTGTTGAAACGGGGACTCATGACGCACGAAGTCAATCCGGTTGCCCGCTGGTGTTGGGGGAATGTCGTCGTGGCGGTCGATGGAAACGAAAATATCAAGCCAATGAAAAACAAGTCGAGAGACCGGATTGATTTGATTGTCGCTATGATCAACGCTATGGCAACGGCCATGCTGTTTGAAGAAATAGATATAAACTTCGGAGAATTTGCCGAGGATGGTTTCCTTGACAAACTCTGGGGCTAATTAGGGAGGGGGTGTCGATGTGAGGGTCATGAATATAGCCCGGCGCATGTTGGGTATTCCTGAGAAACGTGAGCGTGAGCGCGAAACGGTCGAGCTGAATGCCAATGATCGGCGGTTGCTTGAAATTTTGGGCATAGATATCGGAGAGATAAACGTAAAGGGTAAACATGCCCTAAAGATTGATACTGTTTATTCATGCGTACGCATTCTCTCAGAATCGGTGGCGAAGCTGCCTATCAAGGTGTATCAGGAGGACGAAACGGGTATTCAGAAGCAAACGCGGCATCAGGTGTATCAATTGCTTAGGCTGCGACCTAATCCATACATGAGCGCCTACGATTTTTGGAAATGCATCGAAACGCAGAATTCGATGTTCGGCAATGCCTATGTAAGCATCGAATTTGATAGGCGCGGACGTGTCGCGGGACTATGGCCGATGGATACGACGCGCGTCAAGGTGGTTGTGGACAACGATACAAACGCAAGCGGAGTGGTCACCCAACGCTCGAAACTGTGGTATGAGGTGAACCTTGGTTATGAACAGCGCAAACTTATGCCGCATGAAGTACTGCACTTTAAAAGCGGCGTAACACTGGATGGAATTGTCGGACTCTCACCTTTGGATATGCTCAAGGGGACCATTGAAAATGGCGCGTCAGCGAACAAATTCGTCAACAATTTTTACAAGCAAGGGCTTCAAGTGAAGGGGATCGTTCAGTATGTTGGAGACCTGGATGAAAAAGCGAAACGGAACTTTCGCGAGAAATTCGAATCCATGTCCTCAGGGCTGAATAATAGCCATCGGGTAGCGCTTATGCCCATGGGGTATCAATTTGTGCCCATTGCGCTCAATATGCATGATGCGCAGTTTCTGGAAAACAGTCAACTGACGATCCGGCAAATAGCCGCTGCTTGGGGCGTTAAGATGCACCAGTTGAATGACCTGGATGCGGCAACGCATACCAATGTCGTGGAACAGCAAAGAGGATTTTATGCGGATACCCTGCAACCGAAGCTGACGGCGTATGAACAGGAAGTGACCTGGAAGTTATTCACGGAGGAAGAGGTCAAAGCCGGATTATTTTTTCGTTTCAATGCCGATGCAATATTGCGCGCCGATATTAAAACGCGCTATGAAGCTTACCGGATTGGGGTTCAGGGTGGCTTCTTGACACCCAATGAATCAAGGGTGCTTGAAAACTTACCACCCATGGAGGGCGGCGATCGGTTGCTGGTGAATGGCAGTTATGTGCCCATTGAGCAGGCGGGAGCCGCCTATAAACGTAAAGGGGGTGATGGAACTGAACAAGGGAAAGAAGAAGAGGAAACAGGCGAAGGAGATCAGAGCCCTTCCGATGAAGCTGGAGATACGAACAAACGAAAGTGAGGAAGGAGCGCGAACCATCACGGGTGCGATCAAGTATGATACGGATTCGGCTGAAATGCGAGATTGGTACGGCGATGCATTTGTAGAGCAAATCGCCTCAGGAGCATTTTCAGAGAGTTTGAAACAGCGTGATGTAGTAGGGTTGTGGAGCCATGATACCAGTCAAGTACTGGGCAATACCAAATCTGGAACACTTCGAGTGTCTGATGGGGACAAGGAACTTCGCTTTGAACTCGACATTCCGAACACGACGATCGGAAACGACGCATGGGAATTAATTCAGCGGGGTGATGTTGACGGTGTATCGTTTGGCATGATGGTCACCAAGGACAAATGGTCAGCGGAACAGAGGGACGACAAAAAGATATATAAGCGGTCGATTCTAAACGCTGAATTGTACGAAATTAGTCCCGTAGCCTTTCCGGCATACCCAACGAATGAAGTTAGCGCTCGATCACTTGAAGACTTTAAAGCTTCTGAACAGCGAGCCGCAGATCAATACGAAAAAGAAAAAATGCTGTTGGAACTGGAACTTTGATCCAGTTCTTTTTGTTTTCTAAAAATAGGATGAGGTGATTGAATTGACAAAAGAATTACGTGCTATGCTCCAAAAGCTGGACACGATGAAACAAGAAGTACGCACGATGTTAGCGGAAGATAAAATGACTGAGGCAAAAGCCAAAATGGAAGAGGTACGTTCATTGCAAGCGAAGGTGGATCTGCAACAAGAGCTTGAGGAAACGGAAGCTCGTGGCCTTGGTGGGAAAGAATTGGATGATAACGGAAATGTAGAAGAAAGAGACATGAAGGAACTGGAGTCGGAGTATACCGGGATTGTTTTACGTGGAATACGTCGAAGAAGTATTTCAGCGGAACAGCGTACTATTATTGACGAATATGAGCGGAGAGCCTTGATGAATGAAGGCGGAGCGAATATACCTGATGGCGATGTCGATATCCTCGTACCCAAAGATGTTCAAACTCGCATTAACACTCTTATGCGTGAATTGGGCGATTTAACCCAGTTCGTCACAGTAGAAAACGTGAATACTCTTTCGGGGAGCCGCGTTCTAGAAAAAGATGGAGATATGACCCCACTTCAAGATATCGATGAGCATGGGGAAATTCCAGAGATGGATAACCCTAAATTTACAGTTGTTAAATATCAAGTAAAAAAACGTGGCGGGTTTTTGCCCCTAACAAATGAGCTGCTGAAAGATAATGATGCCAACCTTTTGAAATACGTAGAACGCTGGGTTGCCCGTAAAGCAACATATACACGCAACTATCATCTGATTACATTACTCAAAACATTGGAAGCTAAAGTATTGGCTAATCTAAAGGCTATAAACAAAGTTCTCAATGTGGATTTGGACCCGGCAATTAGCTTAAATTCAATGCTATTGACCAACCAAGACGGTTACGATTGGTTAGACAACCAAGTCGATGGTTTAGGTCGTCCGATCTTGCAAGATGATATGACTAAACCGGGTAAAAAACTATTCAAAGGACGTCGGATTGAAGTTGCACCGAATAGGCTTCTTCCTTCTGACAAAACGAATGCACCGCTCATAATCGGAAATCTAAAGCAGTTTGAGGTGTTGTTCAACCGCCGATTCTTCGAATTGTCCTCGACGCGAGAAGGTGGCGACGCATGGAGACGCGATACAACAGAAATGCGTTTGCTCATGCGTGACGATCATGTTAAATGGGATGATCAAGCTGTTGTTTTCGGACAACTGGACCTATCAAAATGATTGTAGAATTAGAAGAAACAAAAAAATGGTTGCGGATGGATGGCGAGGATGAAGATAGCATCATACAGGAACTCATTCGTGCGGCAGAAGCGTATTTATATAACGCCACGGGCAAGGTGTTTAAGGAGACCAACTACCTTGCCCGTCTCTTTTGTATGGTGTTGGTCGCGGATTGGTATGAAAATAGGGAAATGATTGGTTCTAAACCAAGCTATAAGGCTCGTTTCACCGTACAATCTATGCTTGCCCAGTTACAGTATGGTGATGATGTCGAAGGAGGGGATAGGGATGCATAATACAGATAACTACATGGAACAAGGTGGCAGACGGTGGGTTGTTGGTGGGGAGTTAGCGCTAACCGATACTGGTAAAATCACCAAAGGTGGCAAGGAAATTGAATTTGGTGGGGGAGGGTCCAAAAGTACGGTATCCCATTTAAAACCCATTGCAGACCCAACCAAAGCCACAATAGAAGAAGTAGCAACCGCATATAATGCTCTTCTGGCGGCGTTGAAAGCATGAATCCGGGAAAACTGAATAAGAGGATCACCTTTCAGAAATTCGGTGAAACGACGAATGAAAACGGGTTTAAAACAGATGGCTGGGTGGATGTACAGACGGTTTGGGCGTGCATTAAGACGCTGAAAGGGAAAGAATTTTACGAAGCCTCTACTACACAGAACCAAAATACAACACGGTTTATCATCCGGTATCGAAAAGGGCTTCATCCAGATATGCGCATCAAATATAATAACCGATATTTTGACATTGAAGCCATCATTAATGATGACGAGATGAACAAAACCCTGACGATACACGCCAAGGAGAGGGTACAATGAGCATTCAAGTGTCTGGCATGGAAGGACTATTAGCCCAGCTTCGCCATATGGGGGAAAAAGGAGACGAAATAAAAGAGCAGGCCGAGATGGAAGGCGCAAAAGTCATGCAACAGGCTATCCGGGAGGGCACTCCTATTGGGCCTCACACTAAACATGCTAAGGACCATGTGGAAATTGAAAAGACCGAAGACGGTGTGTTAGTGGGCTACGGTGAAGAGCATTTTTACATGCTTTTTCTGGAAGCCGGGACATCAGAGAGGTATACGAAAAAAACAAAGAAATACAAAGGTAAAGTATCCGCAAGAGGAAATGTAGAACGGATCTACAATAGCCATGAGAAAAAGGCACTGAAAGCTATGCAGGAGGCGGTGAAACGTGAGTTGAACCTATGACCATACAAAGTTTGATACTTAGCAAACTAAGGGAACTACCCGTTCCAGTGGCGTTTGAGACGCATTTTGAGAAAGAGGATACGTATGTGGTCTTTTTTATCAATGATGAACGCCCGCTGTTTTGTGCGGACGATGAAGAACAACTGACCAAGTATTTTATCCAAGTTGATATCTGGTCAAAAGGCGATTACACGGAAATAGAGAAACAAGTTAAGCAGAAAATGCAGGAACTGGATGCCATAAGAACGAGTGCGTTTGGTCTTTATGCTCACGACATACAGATGTATCAAAAAGTCTTGCGTTTTGTGATGAGCATGCCCGCCTAGGCGTGCTTTTTATTTGTAAACAAGGAGGAACAACTATGGGAGTCCCGATTGGGGTAAGGAATTTATATGTGGCACTTCTGAAAACCGACGATAAAAATGGTGCGACGTACGACAAACCCGTCCATCTAGCTAAGGCGGTTGAGATCAGTGTAAAACCGAATGTTTCGGCCACTACGTTTTACGCGGATGACCAAGCATCCGAATCTGAATCCACATTGGCCGACATTGAAGTAGAGATTACAGTAGATCAAATTGGATCTAAAAACGCCGCCATGCTTCTGGGGGCTAAAGTGGATGAAAACGGCGTGCTGGTTTGGAACAGAGATGATCAAGCGCCATATGTTGCATTTGGCTATCAAGGATCTGAGTCCGGTAATGCACATACGTATGTGTGGCTCTTGAAAGGGAAGTTTGCCTTACCCGAAGAAAGCCGGAAAACAAAAGGCGAATCCATCGAGTACCAACCGCCAAAACTTTCCGCAAAATTTCTGCCAAGAGATTATGACGGAAACTGGAAAAGAACCGTCAATAGCGGAGATGTAAATATACCAAAAACCGTAATAGAAACATGGTTTGATCAGGTTTATGAAACGAAGAAGGTAGTACCGCCAGCAGGTGGAGGAACTAAATAGAACATTTTGTTAGGGGATAGGCATTTCTTTGCCTCCCCTTTTTATTTTTAAACATTGAAGGAGGAAGCTATGTCTACATTATCGGAAATTAAACGGCCAAAAGGAGTACAAATTGTCTTTGAGGGTGAAGAAACCCCGCGTACTTTACTTTTTGATATGAATGCAATGTGTGTGCTCGAAGAAAGATTCGGGGATGCGTTAGCGGCTTTTAACAAAATGATTGGCGGTCAAGGTGAAGATGAAAGCAAGCCTAATATTTCTTTTGTTACATTACGTGCATTACTTTTTGCTGGGCTTGCTCATGAAGATGAAACGCTAACCGAACAGCAAGTAGGAGCCAAAATTGGTTTCGATAATATGAGTGAATTAGCGGACAAAATTATAGAAGCCTTTAACTTGAGTATTCCTGGGGAACAACAAAATAGCGGAAAAAACCAGTAACGTCCCAAACCGATGAAAAGGTCGATTGGGACGTTTTATATTATTTCGTTACCGTCACTCTACAAAAGAGTGATGACTTTTTTTGGAGAAGCACCCTGAGACAACTCAATATGCTGATGGGTGTCCACAGAAGACTAAACATGACGGAAGAAGAGCGGAAACAAGAAGAAACACGGGCACAGGAAAAACAAGTAGCCTATCATTACTTATTTTAACGGCGAGGGGGTGAAACGTTGGGAACAGTCGGGAACTTGAACATTAAGGTGAATCTGGATAAGGTCAATTTTCAGAAGTCTATACAGCAGATTAATAGGGAGATGCAGCTGGTTGATGCTGCCTTTAAAAACGCAAGTAGCTCATCGAAAAATTTCGGAAATGCGCAGAACCAGCTAAGACTTAAAGCGGAACAACTATCCAATTTGCTTGGGCTACAAAAGCAAAAGGTCTCCATGTTGACGCAGTCGTACGAAAGAGCCAGAAAAGCCCAAGGTGATAACGCCAAAGAGACTCAAAACTATCTCACCCAGCTTCACAATGCGGAGGCCAGGCTAAATAAACTCCAAGGTGTGCTAGATGCAACGAATAAAAAAATAGCAGATAGTAACGGCAAATGGGCGCAGATGCGGGAAAAAATGCAGTCTGTTGGAAAACGGATGGAGCAGTTAGGCGGCCAGTTACAAAGCGTTGGATCAAATCTCTCCATCGTGTTTGGGGCTACTTTTGCCGGATCAGCCCTGGCGCTCAAGTCTGTTGTAAACAATGCGGTGGAATTTGAGAGCGCCTTTGCGGGTGTAAGAAAAACAGTGGATGCGTCAGATGACGAGTTTAAGAAAATCGAAAAAAGTCTGTTTGACATGTCTGAGCAGATGCCCAGAAGCGCTACACAATTGGCAGAGATAGCCGAAGCCGGTGGTCAGCTTGGCGTAAAAGCAAAAGATATATCCAGCTTTACTAAGACGATTGCCATGATCGCAGATACCACGAATATTGCGCAAGAACAGGCATCCATGGACTTCGCACGTATTGCAAATATCATGGAGCTCCCTATCCCCAAACTGGAAAATCTGGCTAGCTCTGTAGTCTGGCTGGGAAACAACTTTGCGACTACAGAAACCGAAATTTTGGATTTTTCCATGCGGATTGCAGGTGCTGGGCGTGTGTTAGATATTCCCGCCGAAAAGATCATGGCCTTATCCGCCCACTTCTCAAGCTTTGGTATTCGCGCTGAAGCTGGCGGTACAGCGTTTAGTACGATCATGACCAAGATAAGCAATGCCGCCGCTAAAAATGGAGATGAACTGAAGCTGTGGGCAAAAATAGCTGGCATGTCGGCGGCAGAGTTTAAGAAAAAATTTAAAGAAGATGCCGCGGGGGCTTTCGCAGATGTAAGTAATGGTCTGGGTCGTATCAAAACAGAGGGTGGAGATTTAAACGCCGTTTTAGACGATCTGGGAATCAAAGAGGCACTGCAAATCGATTTGATGAAACGTACTGCCGGAAGCGGGGATTTACTCAAAGAAGCTCTGAATGGGGCATCCGAAGCCTTTCAGGAGAATGTCGCCATGCAGAAGGAAGCGTCAACCCGGTACGAGACGACAAAGTCAAAACTCATCATGATGAAGAATACATTCCAGAATTTACAAACCGAAATTGGGGCTGCCCTGCTGCCGTTTGTCAGCAAATTGGCGGAGGCTTTTTCTGCCTTAACGAAAAAGTTTCAAGGCTTATCCCCATCGATGAAATCCTTTATCGCTGTTGCCCTTGTTGTGGCTTCGGCAATCCTGGGTATATTAGCCGCACTAGGGGCTGTGATGTTTTTCGCCGGTACGGCATTGAGCGGTTTTGGAGCACTGGCAACGAAGCTAGCTGGCACAGAGAAAGGGGCGAAAGCGGCAGGTCTGGGGCTTACCGCTATGTTTGGTCCATTAGGTTTAATCAGTAGAGCGCTCATTACGCTCTTACCGTTTATTGTCAAATTTATAGCGACCAACGAAACCTTGAAAAACGGCTTTACTCGTGCGTGGTCGGCCATTTCGAATGCCGTTAAACCCGCAGTGGAGGCTATCGGAAACGCTCTGAATCAATTAGAGCCCGTATTCACAAGTATTCTAACCGGAATAGGAAATGCTTTGGGAAATGTGATCCCCGTTATCGTCGACGTGATCTCTTCACTATCTAACGGTATAGCGAATGTGTTTAACGGGATGTCAAACGTTGCTGGAGGAACAGGGAACCAGTTAACGAGCATTTTCACAACGATAGGTGAGGTGTTAACGACGGCACTGTCGGCTATTGGAGTGGCTATTCAAGCTGTCATGCCCTTTTTCGGCGCTTTAGTTCAAGTCGGCGGGTCCATTTTAGAAGCCCTCAGCCCGGTATTTGATCAATTTGCCCAAATGTTCACGGAGTTAGCACCAGAGTTTCAGAAGACAGGTCAGGTGATTGGAGACTCTTTTAGCAGCTTGGGACCTGTGTTTGCTGAACTGGGTCAAGCGTTTGCAGAATTATTTTCGACTATAGGGGGTCTGTTTGCGTCGGAATTACCTGTCATATTAGAAATGGCTTCTGGTTTGTTTCAGACGTTCGTGGAGACGGCAGTTCCGGCGTTTGCTGAAATCGGGAAAGTCATTGCGGAACTAGCGGCAACGGTTTTACCTATTTTGTTAGCTGCATTTACTGCCATTTTCCCAATTATTATTGAGGTCATCCAAAGTGTCCTGCCCATTGCCATAGAGCTTTTCCAGTCCGTGATTACCGTGATTGCCCAAATTGCCCAGGCGGTTCTTCCTGTTTTGGTGCAGGTGATACAAACCGTGTTCCCAATCGTGTTAGAGGTCATTCAGGCAGCGATGGCGGTAATTATTCCGGTCATAGCGGCGATCGTTCCCGTTATCCTGAACATTACGCAAGTGGTCATTCCGATTATTCTGGAAGTCGTGCAAGCCGTCTTTCCTGCGATCATGGAAATTATACAAATGGTCATTCCCATCGTGATTGAAATCTTATCCGGTGTGGCTTCGCTTATCAAAAATGTGGTGGTGCCCGTCATCAAAACCATTTTGCAGATTGTGCAAGCCGTCTTTCCTGCCGTGATGCAAATTATCAAAAGTGTGATTGGGATTATTACAAACATTATTAAATTTTTCACCTCCCTCCTGAAAGGCGACTGGTCGGGAGCCTGGGAAGCCATCAAGGGGATTACCGATAATTTGCTAGGGATTATCAAGGGCATTATCTCCGGGGCGGTTGAAGCCGTCAAGGGCATTTGGAAGGGCTTAAAAGATGGTGTCGTTAAACTGGCATCCGACATGTGGGACGGTGTATGTAAAATGATGGAATCCCTAAAAGATTCCATTGTTAAGATATGGGATGATGTCGTGGCATTTTTTAAGAAAATCGATCTATTACAAATAGGTGAAGACATTATCAAGGGGCTCATAAATGGGGTTAAGAACATGGCTGGTGCGGTATGGGATGCCGTCACAGGAGTAGGCGAAAGTATCGTAGACGGATTTAAATCATTTTTTAACATCAACTCTCCCTCTAGGGTAATGGCGAAATTAGCTACAAGTATACCCGAGGGCGTGGCGAAAGGTATCAAAAGTGGTGCCGACGCTGCCTACAAAGCGAACGATGAGCTAGGTAAGAAATTGTATAACACCTCCAAACAATGGATGACGAAACGCCGCGATCTTGTTTTAAATAAAGACGTTATGCATGTGCAGGCTAAGTTGGTAGATCCACATAGCATTGCAAGCATAATAAATGGTAATGCACGTTCGATTATGCCGAACAATATACGAAACATTCGAAATTATAATAATACAACGAGCTTTCAGCCCAATGTTGTCATACAAGCTCAGGACTATTCGCAAGCTGAACGTAAACAAAGAAGGATGCTGACCGAAATAGCCTTAGAATTGGGGATGAGGTAATGGAACAGGTCATATTTACAAATAGCAGGGGCGAATCTATTACATGTAGTAGGTTCGCTCCTTTTAAATTGACTAGCCGCGTTTTTTCTGATGGGATGCATGCCAAAGTCGTAACCCAAAGATCCCCTTATCAAGATGGGGTTACGTATGTGGACGGTCAGATCCAAGAACGGGGGATACAGCTTGAATTCTTAATCGTTGCCGAAAATAAAAACCACATGGCGCAGTTAAGACGGAAAATTAGCTCGATATTCAATCCGAAATTAGGCATGGGTGAATTAGAGTGCCATTTACACGATGGCATTAAACGAAAAGTAGATTGTGTGGTTGAAATAGCTCCATCGTTTCCTAAGGAAAAAGAGACACGTACGACGCGCGTACAGCCGTGCCTGGTGTCTCTTTTTTGCCCGTCTCCCTATTGGGTAGATGCGTATACGACAAGCCGCCAAATGAGCTATGTCATGGGCGGCTACAAGTTTTCTCTCCGGCTGCCTGTATCGTTTTCCAAGCGGTCTTTTCAGCGCGGAGTCGTAAACGAAGGGGATGTAGAAACACCCGTAAGCATCGAATTTAAAGGACCAGCACAGAATCCCACCGTGTATAACCGAACCACGGGGGAATTCATCCGGGTTAAAAGGGATTTGAACGAGAATGACATCTTGCATATTGACACTACATTCGGAAAGAAAAGAGTCGAAATCGTCCGCGCAAGTGGTAGGGTGGAGAATGCGTTCCACTACATCGATCTCGCCAGCTCATTTTTTCAACTGGTGCCGGGCTCAAATACACTAGAATATAACAGCAATAACGATAGCAGCAAAACAAAAGTTACGGTTACGTATAGAAACCGATACGTGGGGGTGTAAGGATGGAACCCATCAGACTCATAGACACGGATTTTAATCTTTTGGGAGAGGTAGACTCGTATTCATCCCTGAAATGGGTTCGTCGTTGGCATAAACCCGGCGAGGTCGAATTGCGCATTAATCCTTTCATGCAAAATGCGAATGAGCTCCAGGAAGATGTGATCCTATTTAAAGCCAGTCGTCCGGAGGAAGCAGTCATTATCAAGCATCGGGAAATTAGTATAGGGGAAGATGGAGCAGAAGAACTCATAGTCAAGGGGAGTATGCTGGCTAGTCTAATCGGGCGGCGCATTACGTACCCTCCAGAAGGTAGAGCCTATGACTATATGAACGCGCCCATTGAAACCATCGTAAAGCAAATAGTGAAACATAATTGTATAAATTCAGTTGACCGAGAACGCAGGATTCCGGGTTTCATCTGTGCGCCTGACCAGGGACGCGGGGAGAAAATCCAGTTTCAGACCAGATATAAACCATTGGCCGAAGAAGTAGAGAAACTGAGCTTGATGTCCCAAATGGGCTGGGGGGTATCGTTAGATATCGAAAATCGATGGTACGTCTTTGACATGCTAACCGGACGAAACCTAACGGCGGATCAGGATATACGCCCTCCTGCTATTTTTTCCACGGACTACGATAACATCGAAAGTCAGTCCTATGTAAACAGTGCAATTGGACATAAAAACGTGGCAATAATCGGTGGACAGGGTGAGGGAGAAGACCGAAAAATCGTTACGGTAGGTACATCAACGGGTCTAAATAGATACGAAATGTTTGTGGACGCTAGAGACGTTGGGACCAAAGAGGAAGGGAAGACGCAAACAGAGTCAGAGGTAGAGCAGATGCTGACGGATAGAGGGCACGAAAAGCTGTCGGAAGTAAAACGGGTAGAATCTCTCGAAGCCAAGATCCTGACCCAATCCAATCTCACCTACCGTAAGGATTACGATTTAGGGGATGTCGTGACCGTGCTAAATCGCCAGTGGGGGCTGACGATGAATACAAGAATTACCGAAGTGGCGGAAGTATATGAACCCTCCCAAGTTCGCATAGATATTACTTTTGGTAACAGTATTCCGACACTAGCGGATGTAATAGGACGAAAACTAAGGAGTTGATGAGGTTGGCAGAAACCTACAGATTTTTTGACTCGACAGATACGGACGAACGACTCTACACGGCAGATGAATTCGCGGAGTATTTCCGGCAAGTCCTCAGTGACGGTATATTTAACGGCGGAAAAAACTTAAAAGTGGAGTCTACGGGAAAAAACATGGAAACGTATATTCAACCGGGCTATGCCTGGTTACAGGGGTACCTGTATGCCGTCAAGGATACGCGGTTACCTCTACAGCACCCTTATCCACATGCTACGCTGGATCGTATTGACCGGGTTGTCATCAGACTGGATAAACGCCTGGAACATCGGTATGTGCGGGCTTTTGTCAAAGAAGGGACACCCTCGACTACTCCCAGCCCTCCTGCATTAACACGTAACGATAACGTGTTTGAAATCAGCCTGGCGCAAGTGAAAATAGCAAAAGGTAAATCTTATATCGAAGCCTATCAAATCACAGATGAGAGGCTCAACAAAACCGTTTGTGGCATTGTGAACTCTCTTATCCAAGCCGATACTACCACTATTTTTAATCAATTCCAGAAATGGTTTGAAAGCCGTACAGCAGACTTTGAAAAAGAGTGGAAAGAATGGCTGGAGAAGATGAAAGATCAAGGGGGAGGGAAATTTGGTGTAACATCCGTCAATGGTAAGACCGGGGATGTGATACTGATGGCCAAACATGTTGGAGCTCCAAGTATAAATGATCTCAGGGCATACGCCCTGAAAGGCGAACCCGCGGGGCAGTACACGCCTACGTTTTTGAATGGTTGGTACGTACAAGCAGGTGAAGTCAAAGGGGTTTGCTACTACAAGGATCAATTCGGCTACGTCCACCTTTATGGCACTTGCTCAGGGACTAAAACTGAGTTTGGCACACCTTTATTCAACCTCCCGGCTGGGTTTCGTCCAAGTGGTGTAATCCGCGTTGGTTGTCTGATGATCGACTTTGCAGACTATTCCAGATCTATTCAATTTCTAGGAGTTTACCCCAGTGGAGAGGTATTGGTAGAAAGTTATGGGCTACCCGGTTTTGTCTCGTTCACCATTTTCCCCTCCACATTTTACGGACAAAGGTAGGTGTTTGAGATGGATAAGATCATACAAGCGAGTCGAGTAGACAAAGCAGGCAAATATGTAGAGGCACTGGCGCTCATAGAGAAAGACGGCAACTATTTTAATCTTTTGGACCAAGAGGTACCCATAGATGATACTGTCGTATTTGATCCTTTACCCATGCCGATTTATACGCCTATTTGGGATTTCAAGCGGAAAGTCTGGAAAGAAGGACTTTCCGCTGAGGAGATTGAGCAAATTAAAAACCGCCCAGATCCTCCAGACCCAGTGAAGGCCATGGAAAAACAGATCAAAGCTTTGCAAAAAGCACTGAACTACGTCTTGGTTGATCAAGAGGAGGCGAGCCGATGAAAAGTCAATTGTATCCCCACTTTTATTATTGCTGGTGTAACCAAACCGTAACCCCAAGGCAGTTGGAGCGAGCTGTAGAAAAAGGGTATATCACGGAAAAAGAGAGAGAAACAATATGCGAAGTGGAGGTGAAGGATGATGGAAGAACAAATTTTTAATACTGTACTCAACACTGGGGCCTTTGGGGCCCTTTTTGTTTGGCTACTGTTTACCACGATGAAGAAAAATGAAGTTCGGGAGAAGGAGTACCAAAAGACCATCAGTGAGAATCAGGAAGTTATCCGAGAGCAAGCGAAGTCTTTTAGCCTTCTTTCAAGTGATATTGCCGAGATTAAAGGGATTCTAAAAGGAAAACCTGGGGAAGGAGAAGCCCAATGATGGAAATCAGACAGATGCTAGTAGACCCTAGCAAATATGGCATCAAATGCCCGAATAAAATGACACCGAAATATATTACGTTTCACAACACGTCCAATGATGCCTCTGCAGAAAATGAGGTCCGCTATATGATCGGAAACAATAACGAGGTTTCGTTCCACGTTGCTGTGGACGATAAGGAAGCTGTTCAGGGCATTCCTTTTGATCGAAATGCCTGGCATTGTGGAGATGGGAACGGAACAGGTAACCGTCAGTCCATCGGCGTAGAAATATGTTATTCCAAGTCTGGCGGCAACCGCTATTACAAAGCTGAGGACAATGCGGCTATTGTCATTGCCCAACTCATGAAACAGTTTTGTATTCCTATTGGAAATGTGTTTCCGCACCAGCACTGGAGTGGTAAATACTGTCCGCACAGGATGTTAGATGAGGGAAGAATGCCAAGTTTTATAGAGAGGATCAAACAAGCATATGAAGGAGAGGAAGACAACATGAATAGAACATTACAACTGGAAGATTGGCAGTGGAAACAGCTTTTTGACAATATGGGGAAAGCCTGGAATGCCGGGAAGTTTACAGATTGGAATTGGATGGTCAAGATTGAAAACCGTTGTCTTACCGTTGATGAGCTGACCTGGCTTAACAACCACATTTTGGCGAGTGGGCTAGCATGAAAAAGTATCGTAAAAAGCCAGTTGTGGTATCGGCAGGTCGGTGGTGGAAGGCGGGAGATGTTCCCGATGCCCAAATACGGGAACTTGATCATGACGGGGTTTGCAAAAATATTTGTAGAGTATGTGGAAATTCAGTAGCTTTACATGGGCATTGTAAAACATTAGAAAGTTGGCTTGTCGTTTGTCCCGGCGATTACATCATACGGGGCGTTAAGGGAGAGTATTACCCATGCAAGCCAGATGTATTTGAAAGGACTTATAAACTTTTGGAGTAGGGAGGAAGGACGTTATGAATATAGATATTACAGATGCTTTACTGGTTGCTGTTATCGTGGGTTTTGTAGAAATATCGAAAGGAATGGGGCTGCCAGTTCGTCTGGCTCCCGTTCTTTCCGTTATCCTGGGCATCGTAGCAGGTGTTGTTTACTTCCCAGGTGATGTGAAGACGAGCGTTATGTTTGGTATTATTTCTGGTCTTACTTCATGCGGGCTATATAGTGCTGGTAAAAGTGCTGTGAAGAAGGGGCACTAACGGAATATGTTCACTCAGTAACAAAAAAACCATCGTACAGTAACAAAATCGTACTCATTACTAACAAATAACGTTGGCTTAATAACAATAATGAACTGAATTCCTTAAAGGAATTAGCAAAAACTGGTGAGGGGTAAAGCCGTGAGGAAAGAACTAAAGAGATTTATTCGTAATGGAGTGTCTGAAACCTTGAGATATGAAAAGGCATTTGACGTTTGGCGAATTAAACGCCTTCGCGATCTTCTTTTTGTGTCCTAGACATTGGAATTTGTTCAAGTGGGACCAAGAAAGATATAAGAGTATCATACCTAAACCAAGCTGGCAAGAACTGATGTCCTTAAAGGAGAAAGCAAAAATTGGGGACTAAGGTGGGCGGTGAGAATATTTTCTTTAGTTCTGGGTAACATAAAGCTTGGTTACTCTCCTAATACGCAAAAAGAAGATCACAAAGGTAAATAAATTACCAACGTGATCTTCTTTTTGAACACTGGATCTTGCTCGAGGTAAGCCAGCGATATAATGATAACATACTCTATAACTACAAACAATAACTGATGTCTTTAAAGGACATGGCAAATATTGGCTAAATATAAAAAATATCACGAAGGCATAAAGTTGCCAACGTGATATTTTTTGACACATGGAGTAAGTTTCAACCTTGATTCAAGGTTGTTGTAACAGCATAAATTTAAGATTAACACATCTTTTTCTTCTTCTCAATAGGAAAATATAGCCGACAACTGACCTGTTTTAAGCAGGTGGGTGTAATTTACTATCAAGTGAACTCGGTTCCTTAAAGGAGCTGGGTGTAATTGGTAATTCATTTACCAAGATCAATAGTTGCAGATTCACCAGCTTTTAGACCAAGCCCACTTTCGACTTGTAACTTTAACCCAGTTACACCTTCAGGTATTTCAAACGCCACATTAGACTTTTTGGCGATATTAGGATTAATTTTAGATAAGAACATTTGGTTATCGGATGAGTTAACATATAAATCCCCATCACTTAAAGGACTATATTCAGAACCTTTGCCATCAATGATTTTAAACATAGAGGTATCAACTGTACGGGAATCTTTATCCAAATTCTTAACCGAAACATCTACAATTAAGAATTGGTTTTCAGTTTTCTTTTGCATATATTCGTTTTCACCAATGGTCTTATTTTCTTTTATGCCATTTACAGTTACTTCAAATTTACCAACTGTAGTTGGTTCTCCAATTTTAGAAACTTTCGCTTGCTTTTCTGCTTTTTCGTCTTTCTTTTCAGTACTTTTTCCCGCGCTCTGTTCTTGTGAAACTGATGTTTGCTTGGATTTTTGAGCATTAGATGCCAACGCTCCCCCTACCAGTAAAACTATTATCAACCAAAACCACCATTTTTTAAAAATCTTCATTCGTTTTTCAACTCCCATAATTTATATATTTAGGCATACGTGTCCAGTTTACATCTTAATTGTTGTACAGGCAATAGAAAATTACAAATTTGGTATGTTTTAATCTGCATACCCATGTCCCCATTGGGGACAAATTGGGGACGAAATGTACTCGGAATCACCATAATTCACTCGGATACGAACAGATGCGAACAAGAAAAACCCTTATAAACCAAGGGTTTTTAAGATGTAAATAGTTATATTAGGGGCTCGGATTTTCTGTATCTGAGTAATGCCCATTGATCAAATTTCTGTCCAATTCATCGTGTAAACCCCCATACATTAAGGGTATTTTATTTTTTCACAATGGGGTCTTCATGACAAAAATCATGACTTGGGGACAGATTGGGGACGGGGATTTTCTGGGGCGAACTTATCAAATTTTTCGGCAGTTTCGCGACTAACTTTTTTTGTGACGTGGGCGTAAACGTCTGCTGTTATCTGATGCCTGGAATGCCCGAGTCTCTTTTGTATTGCCTTCATCGGTGCTCCAGCTTCGATGAGCAAGGTTGCACTAGAATGCCGGAGGTCGTGCAATCGGATATACTTTAATTTGTTTCGTCTCACAAAACTACACCACCATTTTGTAGGGGTGGTATGAAAAAAAGGTTTCCCATAGCCAGCGTGAAATACATATTGTCTATCACCTCCAAGCCATTTATCACCCATGAACAACTTCTCTTTCTTCCATTCACGTTCGTGCACTTTAAGTTCCTGCATGTACCATTCCGGCATATCGACCACACGCTTAGAGCTTGTAGATTTGGGCTCCTTCTCGAACGCTCGACCACCTACTGTTAACGAAATGCTCTTAGTAATCGACAATGTCAGGTTGTCGAAGTCGACATCTGCCCACTCTAATGCTAATAGTTCTCCTCGCCGGAAGCCCCCGATCATTGACCCTAACATGAAAAGTTTCCATTTTCTTGGCTCTTTATTTAGCGCGGATATCACTTCTCTGGCCTCTTCTTCATCATAGAAATCAAATTCGGTTTGTTCCGCCTTAGGCTTTTTTACCCCAACAATTGGATTATTTTTAATAAGTTGCCACTCCACCGCTCGACAGAGGATGTTTTTAAACACGCGGTGAATGTACTGAATTGTACTTGCTGAAAGAACATCATCCTTTCTGTCTTTACGCGCCCCTGATTTACTGAGGTCATTAATAAAGGTTACAATGTGCAATGTCCTAATGTCTTCAAGGTTCTTGTGCCCAAATACTGGCATGATACGACTTTCGATAAAATGCATATATGTTTGGTACGTTAGAGGGGACAAGTTTTCTGTATTTGATGCGTACTTAGGCTCCCACTCATTTTCAATGAATTGCTTTAGCGTCATTTTTTGTGGAGCAATATATTCCCCAGCTTCAACTTCAATTTTAAATTTGTGTAGCTCATCCTCTAGATATTCTCTTAGCTTCTTTTTTGTTTTCAGTAGTGCTTTGTCTTCAACAACAACCTTCTTTCTTAGTCGGTTCCGACTACCATCTGGGCTATATCCAAGATCAATTGTCAGCCGCCAAGTATTCTCGCCTCGTTTTTCAATGCTACCTTTTGCCATTTAAATTCCTCCTTACCAAACGTATGTTCTGTTAATGTGTATAATAAACAGCCTTACGGCTGGGAAGCACCGAAAGTTAAGTTACGTTGAGTGGGTCGAAGTAAATCATATATTGCTTGTACCGTACGCATATTCCGTATTTATCTCGATAATAATCAATCGTGTCCTGTAAAAACTCTTCTGTTACACCTAGGAAATCAGCGATCTCATACCTGTTTGTTAAGCAGGCTTTGTGGGCTTGTACAATTGCGGACAGTGGGACGAGCTTTCTGTACCCCCAGCGCCTGCCAATCAATTCCTGTTTGCGTTTACATAAATCGGATAGGTCGGTAATGTCACCAGCAGTGGTTTGCTCATGACCAATTTCCTCGACCAGTACACATTTCCGTTCTGTTATAGTAATGATGTATTTATCCAGCAATATCATTTCAGCGGATGCTGTTTTGATATACAATCCTTTCAAACCTTCAGGTAAAATAGCTCGATCATCTACGATAATTGAAACTTCAGCCAATAACTGGTCATAGCTAATCATGCTGCAATTCCCTCCACAGGATGATTACTTATTGTTTCTAGCAAGGGCTATCTTCATTGCGAGTTTAATCTGATCCATCTGTTCTTTTGTCAGTTTCCCCTCATGTCCAACCTGATGCGCGGCTAATGTTAGAATTTCTTCATTGTCTAGGTCTTCTCTAGCCGCGTTATTGAGTTCTTTCGCATCGCGACTAAATTCGTCTACATCAGATTCGGTATCAATTTTCCCACGGTGTTCTGATGGATTTAATGTATTTCTGAACACAGTAGGTTCGATTTTCAGTTGGTCGGAAATGCTTTTTATCGCTTCGTCGTAACCTTCTTCAATAGGGAGGGCGGCATCTAAATCATTTAGGTAGGTGATGCTTAAGCCCGTCCTAAGGGATAATTCTTCTTTTGACATTCCTAATTCGTGAAGTCTTTTATCGACTATCGCACTTGGGCTCCTACCCAACAGATAATTCAGCTCAACTTGAAAGATATCTGCTAATTTCACTGCATTTTCCGCACTTAGTGTATTTTGACCCAATTCGATATCGTAATAATGCTGAGGAGATATTCCAAGTTGTTTTGCTACTTTTACACCACTCATTTTTTTATTTTTTCTTATGGCTCTAATCCAAGTATCGGCACTTTTCATAGGAATCCTCCTTCCGGAAATTTTAACTTATGGATAGTATATCATCTATTAGATTAAACATCAATGCAGATGACAGTGGATTTCAGCGGAAAATTAAGTAAATAGGGGTATTTACCTTATAGATTAATTTAAATCCTTAATTATCCTCTAAAATTAATCTAAATGGTTAATTTTTTAGTTTGAATAAATTAATCCTTTAGATTAATATGGAATCAGGCAAAAGTTAAAATTAATCCAGGGGGTGAATGTAGGTGAGTTTTGAAAAAGCTATAAAGCATGCTTTGGTTGATAAGGGGATGAATGTTTCTGATTTAGCGAGAGAAATCGGCCACTCTCCTCAATACATCCATAATATTTTGAAAGGTCGTCGTCGCCTTAATACAGACATCATGTTTAAGATCTGCGATGTTTTAGACCTTGAAGTAAAAATCCTTCCGAAAAGTAAAACAGGTTAACAGTTAATAATTTGATTAAAAATTTAATCCCAAATCCCAAAAATCCCAAATCATTCAAATGAAAGGAGAGACCACAATGAACCTACATAAGGTTAAAGAAGTTCGCCTGACCATTGACATCGGGCAAGTGAATGCACTTTTGGCATCGGGCAACTGGAAAATAGCTCATGAAAGAATTACAGAGTATGGTGAGCTCGAATTTATACTTTACAAAATGCAATAAAACAATTCCGAAAGCGAGGTAATCGAATGAACAAATTAGTCTTCATTGAAAACGGCAAAACAGTAACTGACAGTTTAACGGTTGCTGAGGTATTTGGAAAACGTCATGACAATGTCGTACAGGACATTAAAAACCTCGAATGTAGCCAAGAATTTTCACTCCTAAATTTTCAGGAGTCAACTTACACCAACGAAAGGGGTCGTACTTATCCCAAATACATCATTACACAAGACGGCTTTTCATTCTTGGTCATGGGTTACACCGGAAAGGATGCAGCGCGATTTAAAGAAATGTATATTGCTGAGTTTAACAGGATGCGTGAACAGCTCACCAAGCCGCCACAAACCTCATTAGAAATTCTTCAAGCATCTATCAATCAACTCGTCGAACAGGAACGCCGCTTAGCTGAGCATGATGCAAGGATCGACGCTGTCGATCAGGATGTCAAGTCCATCCGTGAGGTTGTGGCGCTGAACATTACTAACTGGCGTAAGGATGCTTCTGACTTGATAAAGCGCACAGCGCAAGCCATGGGCGGCTATGAGCATATCAAACATTTGCGTGAAGAGAGTTACCGTTTACTGGATGAAACCTTGGGCGTTTCTCTTGCAACACGATTAACTAATAAACGTCGTCGCATGGCAGACGAAGGTGTCTGTAAGTCCAAACGGGATAAGCTCAATTACTTAGATGTGATCGCTGACGACAAAAAACTTATCCATAGCTATGTGGCAATCGTGAAAGATATCGCCATTAAATACGGCGGGCTCAGACAAGATGATGTCTCATGACCGCAATAGAAAAGGCAATCGCGGATATGGTAGCAACTCAAGTAGCAGAAGCCGAGAAGCGTATCCTAGAACGACTGTCCATTCCTGAAGATAAAACCCTAACATTCAGCGAGGCTTGCGAACATCTGCAAGTATCTGAACATATTTTACGCCAACTATGCAGAGAAAAACGCATCCCGCATAGAGTTATCGGCACTGAGGGCAGCAGGAAGCCAAAGTATCTGTTTAGTACCGTCAGTCTGGATCGATGGGTCCGCGAGCAAGAGGAACGGAATTATCAAATTAAATAAAACGGTACAGGAGCGTGAAACATGAGTAATTTGGTCGATAAATTAAATGAATTATCAATGGAAGAACTCGAAGCTATCATTGAGCAAAAAATTAAAGACGCTGAAGAAAGTTTCTCATTCCTTACAGAACCGAAAGGAGCATGAAAATGTATGAATCAAGACTTGCATCTATAAAAAGACATCTCGAACAACTCCAGGAACGTTTGACTACTTTAGACAGTTACCGAGGATGGATCTATGTCTACACTGAGGATGGGACGAGAATTTTTGAAGATGTAGACAGTGAGTTGTTGGAGTTGATTAAAAGTGAAACTCAACAGAGCATAAAATTTTGTGAGTCGTGGCTGAAGGAGAATGATTGCATATGAAACCAAACCCATGGGTCTGGACAAAACTGTCCGAATCCAAGATGCCGGACAGAAAGGCTGGAGCATCTGTACCTATAGGATATCTCACGGAAGGAAATGAAGAATATTTCCCGCGCCAATTTTGAATCAACAAAGGTTATGTAAAACGATTTGGGGGGAGGTGAAAAAGTTGGAGAAGACGATTGAATACTGTTTTCATCCGGTGCATCAGAGATTGGCTCAACTGTATTTCAAGTACGGCAGTTTGTTTGAAATGTACGAAAATGCCTCAGTAGAAGAATTCCGGAACTTGGAAGAGAGCCTAAAACTAAATGCACACATGGTTAGGAAGCTTGATGAACTAAATAGTCTATCTCTTATTGCGTACAAAATGAATGACATGAATTGGCTCCACGAAATTTGCGGCAAAATCGAAAAACTTAAAGAATCATTTTTAGTCTAAACCGGGGGAGGGAGGAGAAACATTGAGCTATTACTACAAACCAAAGAAGCCCAAAAAAGTCAAAACAATAGTCTACTGCGCTGGATACTCCATTGAACAGCAGACTAAATCTGAGCAGGAAGAAATATTTGGGGAAAGTAAGATGGTCTTGGAACTCACTTTCTTAAGCAACGATTACAGTCCTAATAAATTCGATAATTTCATGAAGAAGTTTAGCTATTTTTTAGATAAAAACTACTAGATTCCCATGTGTGGGGGAGAAGGGAGAAATAGCATGAAGTGGCTTACTCCGAGATTTTTAGCAATTGTAACGTTTGTACTCGCCATATGCGTTTTATCCTTTGGCATTCTGATAGACATACAAAGGATAAAGATCAACCTAAAGGATGAAGCGGAGCTTAATTATCTTCACAGTGTGGTTGAGAAATTTGAACGCCACCCTAAGTTTCAAAAATATCTAGAAAATAATTGCTCTTGTGATGCGAAGGGAGAAAACAAAGATGAATAGCAAAAGTTTACCAAAAGAAAAACTGGAATGGTTGAAAGAAATCGGACTCAGGAAGTTTGAACACCCCATGAGGTACCACACACCGTTCGGGCATCTATATTCCGAAGAGCACATAAGAAATACCCCGCTTGAGGACTTAAAAGCAGGGTATGAAAGAAGCGTACCGCAAGATTAAACAAAAGGTATTAAATTTTTAAACTTAGTCAAGTAATCCAAAATACTTTCAACTCTGTCTTTAAAACGATTTTCCATATACACGATCCCAAAATTAGTCAGCTGTACGATGAATGCAATATCGTCTGCTCCCATGCAATAGACGATATTGAAATTATTTAATTCCCAACACGTTTCGTCTACATCTTCTGGAGCCCATTTTTGCAAAAGTTTTGATTGAATGTCTCGGGAACTTCCAAAAATCCTAGCTTGGTCTTTTGATATACCGCTATTGCGTTTCTCAAGATAGTTTTTGTAAAGAACACAAATTAATACATCGGCTTCTTTCGTAAGCTTCTCTTCCAAAAATTACACCCCCTTTCTATTTAAAATGATAAGCCTAGACAACTTTCATTTTACCAGAAAAGGAAAATTTTAAAAGGAGAAATAGTATGAAACCACATGAACAAATGGAGTTTGGACTTGCCTTCGAGAGCATAAAAAAATTAATGCCCATGATGCTTGGTACCTACCCTACGATTGCCAAATTATCAAAAGTCTACTACGACGAGTTGATCAAGGAAGGATTTCCGGAAGATCAGGCTCTGTACATCGTTGCTGAGCAAGGTATCAAAGCACGATTAGATTAAAGTTAAATACCTGAAGGGAGAAAATGCACATGAATGAAAATAGCACAATCCATCTAAAGAAAAGCACTGCATTTGAGAAAACTGGTGAGGAAATTTCCATTGAGATTACGGTAAACAATAGTTCGCCAGAACGATTAAAGCTCCTTGGTGGAACAGCGGATGTGCTTTATGAAGAGTTGCGTCAGTATTTCAAACATGGCGAACTGCCACCCCCAAAAGGAGGATCTAATATACCAAGACCCGGAGAACATTTAAAAGAAATTCTTTCACATCTACAAGAGGTAACAGATGCCTTAGAATTTCGCATTAGTAGAATTGGTCAGATAGATAATGCGACAAGTAAATGGATCTTAGCTGATGACTTGGGTCAATTAAGACTGACAATCAAGAAGCTAGAAGCAATGGTTAATTAAAAGGAGGATTTGAGAATGAATAATGACATTGAAAAAGAATTGTGGGCCAAACTTGTTGATTTCGTAGAATTTGTAATTCGTTCGGCAGCCAAAGAAAACTTGGAAGACCTTGAATTTGGTGTAGCCTATATGCTTCAAACAGCCAGATCGGCGGGTATGCCTACAGAAGTCCTCTCCATTTTAGCAGATATAGTACCAGAAGTGTATGAAAAGCTCAAAGCAGAACGGGATGCTACCAAACTACAGTAAAGGAGGTGAACAACATGTACAACTTTAAAGAAGCTCGCCAGCGCATTGAAGAACTCAAGCTAATCTATCGTCAAAACAAAAAGCACCATGAAAAAGATGGCACTTGGGATTGGGTCATTACCGCCCAAATAGAAGAAATAGAAAAAGAAATCGAAGAAGCCCACAAATCTAGAACGGCTGTCCTAGCCGACGACCGTTCGAAATCAAACATTATTACATTAACTATACCACAATGAAAAGAGGTGTGCAACGAGATGATATACGGAATTAAGGTAGACGATTTTATTTTGGCAACGTACGATACACCTGAAGAAGCGTATGAAGCAGCTAAGTTTGCTTATAAAGAAACGGGTTCGTTCCATGGAGTTGTAGCTATCACGCCGTTTGAAGAAGAAGTAAGCAAATTGCAAGAGAAGGTATCGACTTATCGTAAACGGGAACTGGAACTTGTGAACGCCTTAATGGAAGTGAAAAGAATGCTTAGATGGGGAGACGCAGAAAATGCGGTCTCAAAGGCTACTCAACATATTGACAACATTCTTAAAGAATTGTGTGGGGAGGCGCTAATCAATGAAAGCAACCGGAATTGTAAAGAAACTTGACCATTTAGGACGGGTAGTCATCCCGAAAGAACTTCGCGGCACTTTAGGTATTGGTGAAAAGGATGCTCTGGAAATCTATGTAGACGGTGAGCGCATTATGCTGAAGAAATATGAACCGGGTTGCTATCTCTGTGGTAAAGTTGGCGGCGATTTACAGACCTTTTTTGATCGTAACATCTGTAAGAACTGCATCGCAGAGATAAAGAATCTGGTGATGATATGAGAGTTGGAAGGTGATAGCATTATCAAACTATTTCCGCACCAAGTGAAACTGCTTGAACAAACTAAAGCTTTCAATCGTGTTGCCTATTACGCTTCTATGGGATTGGGAAAGACATTTTTAGCCGGGGAAAAACATCGACAATTAGGTGCACCTATTGCATTGGTCGTCTGCCAGAAATCCAAAATTGAGGATTGGGCGGGTCATTTCGAACAGTATTACAATTACCCGGTTATCAAGTTTGATAAACAATCCATTCATGATCTACCCCAAGCCTGCATTCTTATCATTAATTATGACCGCATTTGGCGTAGACCGGAAATTCGGAATTTATCTAACTATACACTCATCTGTGATGAATCGTCCTATTTAGCCAACGAAAAAGCCAAAAAAACCAAGTTTATTATGTCTCTGTCCTTTGATAATTTAATCCTTCTCAGCGGTACCCCGACAGGGGGAAAGTATGAGCAACTATGGGCACAAGCTCAATTGTTGGGATGGCGGATATCAAAAAAGTTGTATTGGGACCAGTACATCAAGACGAAAACTATTGAAAATGTGGGCGGATTTCCAATTCGCGTGATCACTGGTTACAAAAATATTGATCGTCTCAAGGGGAAATTGAGACAGCATGGTGCAATTTTCATGACGACGGATGACGCTGGAATCGTACTCCCTGAGAAAGTGGATACAATCCTATCGGTAAAAAAGACAAAACAATATCGGGAATTCCAAAAACATCGAATGATTGAAATTGACGGTAAGACATTGGTGGGAGATACGACATTAACTAAGATGCTTTATCTTCGTCAACTTGCTGGCATGTACAATCCGGAAAAACCAGAACGACTGAGAGAACTTTTGGAATCGACTTCCGATAGAGTGATCGTATTTTACAACTTCCGTGCTGAGTTTGAGGTCATCCAAAACCTTTGTCAAACACTTGAACGCCCACTCTCTATGATCAATGGAGACGGGAGAGATTTAACAGCTTATCTGGAGCGTGACGACTCCGTTACTGCGGTTCAATTTCAATCCGGTGCGCTTGGAGAAAATCTACAGTTAGCAAAGCACGCTGTGTATATGTCACCGCCGCTAGATTCAATATTGTTTGAACAATCGCTGGCGCGTATTCGCCGGATTGGGCAGCAGTCAGATACTTGTTTCTACTATCACTTGGTTACAAAAGGTTCCATAGAAGAACACATATACGAAACGCTCAAGAAACGAAAAGATTTTACTCAATATCTATTTGAAGAATTGGAGGATCAACCATGAGTAATACCCAACTCATTTTGCCTAAAAAAGACGTTGCTGTTTTAAATAAGCTGAAAAATATCGAATCCAAATTCAAGAAATTGGAGTCCGATCGGAATGCCCTAAAGGTTCAACTAATGGAACTCATGGAAAGACACGATATCAAAAAGTTTGAAGATGACCATATTTCCGTTACCTATATCGATGCTACGACGCGTGAAGCATTCGACAGCAAGAAGTTTCAACAAGATTACCCTAAGATCTACCTTGAATATGTGAAATCATCTTCGATTAAGCCCTCTGTAAGATTCAAATTAAAAGAGGCACAGAAATGAAGGAAGCTCAATTTCAGAAGAAAGTAACAAATTTTTTAAACGCACAACCAGACATATGGTACGTGAAAGTTTGGGGCGGAGGCTACCAACGTGCTGGCATCCCAGACATACTCTGCTGTGCCAAGGGGCATTTCATTGCGATAGAACTTAAATCAGAGACGGGGCGCACATCAAAACTCCAAGATTACAACCTAAACCGAATCTCTGAATCGGGCGGTATGGTCATAGTTTTGCGTCCCTCTGAGTTTGAAGCATTTAAGAGATTCATTAGGGAGGTGACAGGAAAACGTGGCTGCCGAACAGATGGAGAAGACCCGTGCTGCAATTGTGAATACTGCCGATGAGGAGAGGATTCAATTCTCACATTCGCGTGTGAATAAGTATGAAACATGCCCACGTCAATATCAATTCCGGTATGTCGATAAAATTCAGGTTGTACATGGACCAGATGCCGACAATGACATGATTGTAGGAAACGCCCTTCATCAGGGTGCGGAACACGGGGAAAAATCAATGTTGGAATGGTATTATGCGCAGTTCCCGATCATCGAAGATAATCACGTGGATGAAATGGTTAAGTTGTGCATTCTACTATCGAAATTGCGAATCTTTCTGGACTCGCTAGACGGTAATTTTCGCCATGAGTATGAAATAGATCGAGCAGACTTTAAAGGATTCGTTGACTTAATCGTATCCAACCCAGACGGCAGTGTAGACGTTTACGACTTTAAATATTCCAAAAACGTTAGCCATTATCTGGAGTCGGCACAGCTTCATCTATATAAATATTATCTGGAACAAGAAGGATTCAAGGTGAATCGACTCGCTTTCATCTTTATCCCTAAACTCAGAACGATGGGGAAGTACGCCAAAATCAAACGCAAAAAAGGCGAAACGGTATTAGAATTCCGGAAGCGAATTGCAGATGCCGTCGAACCGTTGAAAATCGACGTTCGTTATATTGACTATGATTTTCAAAAAGTAGAATCGTTCTGGAATTCTATTAGCGAAATCCAGTCAACGAGCAGTTATCCCAAAAAACCAACCGTCCTTTGCGATTGGTGCGAATACAAAAACTATTGTTTAGAAGGAGATGACACAATGATTTTACCAAAAAATGAACGCCGAGAAATCGGTGGTGTTAAGCGCAAAACACTGTGGATTTATGGGGCTCCATTCAGTGGGAAAACATGGTTCACCAATAAGTTTCCAGCGCCGCTAATGCTTAATACTGATGGCAATATTGATTTTGTCGACTCCCCATTCATTTCAATCAAAGATGATGTGACGGTGGAAGGTCGCATCACTAAACGAAAGTTTGCCTGGACAGTCTTTAAAGAAACGATCAATGAATTGGAGAAAAAGCAAAACGATTTTCAAACCATCATTGTTGATTTGCTAGAAGACACATACGAACATTGTCGGATCTACATGTATGACAAATTGGGAATTGAGCATGAATCTGACAACAGTTTCAAGGCTTGGGACATGGTCAGAACCGAATTTTTATCTACTATGCGCCGACTGCTTAATTTACCGTATGACATTATCTTAATTTCCCACGAGGATCTGACTAAAGACTTGACCCGCCGCAGTGGCGACAAGGTAACCAGAATTGCTCCAAACATTCAGGAGAAAGCTGCGAATAAAATAGCCGGAATGGTTCAACTTGTAGCCCGGGTAGTTTCTGAGGATGACGATCGCTGGTTGACTTTCAAAACGTCAGAGGTTGAATTTGGCGGCGGTAGATTAGGAGTAAGATCCCGGAAGATTCCACTAGAATATACAGAATTCTTGAAACTATATGAAGAGGTGAATGCCGATAAAGCAGAAGTAAATCCAAAGTCTAAACGTTCCAGGAAGACCAAAGAGGTGGAGTCGGAACAAAATGTTGACCCAGAAGTGGAGGTGGAAAAAGCAAAACTGGATGCACTGGAGGCTGAAAAATCCGGGGAGCAGGATGTGGAAGAACAGCCAAAGAGAAAACGCCGCTCTAAAAAAGTAGAAGAACTCGCTGAAAATGACGAAGTGCCACCGTGGAAAGATGAATTATCAGAAGAAAAACCAAAACGGACACGTCGTTCAAGAAAAACGGATGACTTACCCTATTAATTACTAAAAAGGAGAAATGATAACTATGGCAAACATTTGGGCAAAATTTGATAAAACGATTGACACAAAAGCTTTGAAAGAGGAGGTAAAACAGGCAGCGGAACAAGGGGATTTTCCAGAAGTACCCCTTGGGACATATGATGTGAAGATTGAAAAATTGGAACCGACGGTATCCAAGTCTGGTAAACCAATGTTGACTTGCTGGATGAAAATTCTGGACGGTGATTACAAAGGTCAGAAATTATTTTACAACCAAGTTATGCACATCGGTTTTACTATTAATATAGCGATTGAGTTTTTGAGATCACTTGATTCTGGTTTGGACGTTAAATTTGAGGATTACGACCAATTCAGTGATCTGGTGTTAGATATTCACGAAAAGATCGACGGAGTGACGGAATACGCGGTCGAATATGGCAAAGAGAAAGATTACAACACGTTCAAGATTGTAGATGTATTCGACGCTCAGTAATTATTCAGTAGGGGATTCTATGTAGGGTCCCCTTTTCTATCAAAACCAAATGGAGGTAACGATGAAAATAAAATATAAACTCAGCATTGGGTATCCAGCTGCATGTAGAGAAGATGAAATTGAAATTGATGATAAGGAATTAGAAGGACTCAGTGAAGAAGAAGCCGCGGAAAGAATTTATGACATTGTCAATGAACATGCTCAGGATTATATCTCTCTATCATGGGAAGTAGACGACTAAAGGAGAGGGCACCAGCCTTCTCCCTACCAAACTAAAAGGAGTTGAAACCGGATGAATGTATACAAGGACAATAATTTATATATTGCTGCCAAGGATGCAGATAGCGCGTTGGGTTGTTACTTAGAGGAGACAGACGGGAACAAAGTGCCATTGGCAGATACCTACTATCACTTAAATTTAGTTCCCAGACATTTTTCTTGTGAATATCCAATTGATGTCTATATCAAGGGTAAGAACTTAGCACTTTTTTTATCGGACGTAGCAGGGGCCTATAAAGTGAAAGTGTTCAGGGTTAACTTTGATGGTTTTGAAATAAAAAAGGAGGAATGAGAACGGATGTTTATAGCGAAAAAAGAGTTTGACCGGTCTTTAATCGGAAATGCCGTTTATATCTCCGGTTATGACAAAGATGGGTATGAATGGGACACGTACGCCCTCGTTAGAACGGTCACCTTAGATACTATGACAGTTGTATTAGATACAACTGAGGTAGAAACTTTATCCATAGATGACTTCGAAACTGGGACGCTCAGTATGGGAGTATGGGAAAGGAAGGAAAAGAATGAGTAAAGCAAGCAGTATGCTTATCCCTATAAGTAAGTGTAGGTGTAACAATTGCGGAAAGCCATTTTTTGAATTAGTAGATCACAACTTAGAGCAATGCCCATTGTGTAATCAGGTATTCTCAGATTTATTTCCCAATATGGAGGGAATTTCTGAAAAATACAATTTGGTAATAGATCCACAGAATGGTGTGCCGAGCATTATGGTGTTAGGAGGAATGAGGACGGATGAATAGACCAATCAAGTTTCGTGCGTGCTTTTTACCAACACGTAAAATGTTTGATATGGAAGACTTGATCCACGAGGAATATCTACTAGATATGCTCACAATGGTCAATGGAAAAAGCAAAGAAGATTTCTCACCGCTCATGCAATTTACCGGACTATATGATCGAAACGGTAAGGAAATATTTGAAGATGACATAGTAGAAATTAAAAATCATCCCTTCGACAGATTCATTGGAGTGGACGGCATGTATAGAGTTAGATACGACAAAGACATGAATATATGTTGTAAGGCAATAACAAATTTAAATGATTTTCTACTTAGCCAAGGGTTGCCTTACGTTTCGGTTATCGGGAACGTCTATCAAGATCCTCATTTGTTAGGAGCTGTAGGCGAATGAGTCGTAAATCCGCTATTACTACACTGGAAAAGCGCATTGAGAAGCTTGTTCAGGACAATAGGAAATTGCAGTCGGAGTTAGAACAGGAACGATATCATGCTGAGGGCTTATCAAAAGTAAATGAAGTTCTGGCAAGGAAATACCAAGCTGAAAAAGCCCGTGCCGATGCAATGGCAAAATTTTTAAAAGAGGAGTGAGACCAAATGATATATGGAATTATAGATGGATCTGTTCTTATAGAAACGTACGAAACACCTGAAGAAGCGTATGAAGCAGCTAAGGTTGCATATGAAGCAACTGGCGATTTTTTTGGAGTCATTGCAGTTGCAAATGACGCTAAAGGGATTGCGGATAACGCGTAAGGAGGACGGACGATGAATAGCAATGATCCATTACGTGAAATTCTCAAAATCTCCAGTGAATTACCGACGGTTGTTCTTCAGGATATTAACCACAGGATAGGGGACTGGTTAGCAATGGGCGGACGGAATACGGATTCTTACATCGAACAGCAGTTGCGTTTTGCAAAACGATTTCTGAACGGAGGAGAAACAGAAGATGAGTAATGTAGTGTTTAGCGCTTCAGGCAAATTTATAGGAAACGTAGCCCAAGGTTTAGCAGATAGAGATGACGATGGTGTTTTGATTTTGGCTCCTTTCGCAGGGGATGCCTCTACGCACGCCCCATCAAAAAAGGGCAAGTACAAAGGCTACTATCGGCTAGAGCTCAATGTATTAATTCCAGAAGATGCGATTAAGGGAGAAGATTGCCTTAATGATTTTGCGGCTTTTGCCGTTGTACGGTTGCCTAAAGAACGGGTGCAGGATCATCTGTGGAAGGATGAATAAGAACGGATGAGAACAAATGAGAACAAATTAGCAAAAGGCAAACTGGGGACAATTATCGGTTTATCAATAAAATCTCAAATGGACAGGGATATAAAAGCTAAAATAGCCTATCTAATCGGAATGCTAGAAGTATTGATTAAGAATACAAGGTATGAAGCAGATGTAAAAGATGCTATTGAAGACTATTGGAGGAATGAAGAAACATGATCTTCTATGACTTTGAAGTTTTTAAATATGATTGGCTAGTCGTCCTCAACGATACAGATGCTCGTTCCACTACAATCATCGTCAATGATCCTGAACAGCTCAAACAATTTTATGAGACTAACAAGAAGAATATCTGGTGCGGATTTAACTCAAGGCAGTATGACCAGTACATCCTTAAAGCTATCTTGTGCGATTTCGACCCTTACGATGTTTCCCAACATATCATTGCTAAAAAACAAGACGGCTGGAAGTATAGCAGCCTGTTTAGGAAAGTTTCACTAAATAATTTTGATGTTATGACAGATCGTTACCGAGGCTTAAAAGAGTTGGAGGGATTCATGGGTTCCAATATTAAAGAAACTTCCGTTTCATTTGATATTGATCGAAAACTCACAGATGCGGAAATTCAAGAAGTTATTCAGTATTGTCAACATGACGTTGAACAGACAATGGAAGTGTTCATTCGCCGTATTGAGGAATTCGAATCCCAAATGGGATTGATTAAGGCGTTTTCCTTACCTTTATCCCATATAAACAAAACGAAAGCTCAACTGGCTGCGATTATATTAAACGCCGAACAAATAAATCGTAACGATGAGTTTGACATTACCTTACCCGATACACTCCAAGTGAAAAAATATAAGCGTATTGTGGATTGGTATTTAGACCCTGACAATCGCCACTATAAAAAATCACTCCTTACGGAGGTTGCCGGAGTCGAACATAGTTTTGGTTGGGGCGGACTTCACGGTGCTATTCCCAATTATCAGGGGAAGGGAATCTTCTTAAATATAGACGTAGCTTCGTATTACCCTGCCCTTATGATTGAGTACGATTTTCTCTCCCGGAACGTCGCTGATCCAACTAAATACAAACAAATTCGAGATGAACGACTGCGATTAAAAGCAGAGAAAAATCTGATGGCTAATCCTCTAAAAATCGTACTCAACTCTACTTACGGTGCCAGTAAGCATAAGTTTAACCCTTTATATGACCCGTTACAAGCTAATAACGTATGCGTGGGTGGTCAACTACTCTTATTGGACCTGATTGAGCATCTTGAAGATTCCTGTGAACTTATTCAATCAAATACAGACGGTTTAATTGTTAAGGTTAAACGACGTAGAGACGTTGATCTTGTTCGTGAAATCTGCGCCGAATGGGAGCAACGGACTAGGATGGTATTAGAGTTTGAAGAATTTGAGCGAATGTATCAAAAAGACGTAAACAGTTACTTAATTATCCGTGAAGATGGAACTTATAAATCTAAAAGCGGTTATGTGAAGAAATTAAACGACCTTGACTATGATTTGCCAATTGTCAATAAGGCTGTCGTGGATTACTTCATCAATGGAACGGATCCGGAAGAAACAATTAATAGTTGTGATCAACTGAGAGAATTTCAAAAGATCGTCAAAGTGAGCGGTAAATATCTGTACGGTTTGCACGGTGATAAGCGGTTAAGTGAGAAGGTTCTACGAGTATTCGCCTCACGTGGTCGGGGAGACGGTGGAGTATTTAAGGTGAAAGATGTAAAAGGAGAGCTGCGAACCGAGAAGATAGCGAATACTCCAGAACGCTGTTTCATTGAAAACGGAGACGTTACTAAGTCTTTGGTTCCAAGAAAATTGGATCGGAAATGGTATGTGGAAGTAGCTAAGAAACGCATTCATGATTTCCTTAATTGAGGGGTGAAACCTATGGTTAAAAACGGAACGAAACGAAGGACGATTGTACCCGACCGGAACACCGAACCGAACGGGGAAGTGAACAGCGAAGTTATTACGTATACACTGACACCGGAAGAATTGGAAGGACTAAAAGAACGAACTAAGCACTTAAATAAATACAACCGGAAAACCATGGTGGACGTTCGTGTAAAAACAAGGAGGAAAAAGTAAGGAGTTGAAATAAATGGGTCATTATTTTTACATCAGTCCGGAAGAATATGAAGAAGCCGCTAAGAACGGAGTATCGGCTAACAGGCTTGAATGTCGTATTCGTTACGAGGGTTGGTCAAAGGATAGAGCCATCCATACACCGCCTCGAAAACATAAGGATCGTAGTAAATGGGTTGAAATCGCTAAGCAGAATGGAATTAGCCGCCATGTATTCGATAATCGGATAAGGTACGGATGGTCTGAAGAGCAAGCTGCAACAGAACCGAAATGGACCACTGAACAATATAGACACCAACTAAAGAAACAGCGTGAAGCTAAGCGTAAATATCCTGTCGAACTCATCAAAAAGGCTGAAAACAATGGGATAAGCTATAAAACATTTCTATTCCGTGTGTCCTGTGGCTGGAGCTGGGAGCGAGCTGCAACAGAGCCACTAGTGCCCAATGCTGAAAAAGGCCGCCGTGGATCACGGACACTTCGTGAACGTTATGGGGATGTAAATAGAATTATATTTCAAAAACGACAATAGGAGGAATAAAGGAAATGGGTATAAAGAAACATGATCTGAAAGATTTCATAATGGGCAAAGTAGAACAGCGTAGAGAAGACACCTATAAATACGTAAGAGAGAAAATAAAAGCAGCCTTCAGGCCTGTAATTTACCGAAAGTTTAGCGGTGTGAGTGATGTGGAGCTGAGGGCCGAAGAGTTACATGCTGCTTTGACGCAAATAATAGAAAAACACGAGCAGCATGTCGGTTGGAGCTTTAAACGTACCGTCGTTGACATTGATCGGTATGTAATTGGTTTTCGTGACGATATAGTGGACAGAGAAGCCGGGTACGCAACATGTAATTTACTACGTGAAGGAACCAATGCGTTAATGGAAGAATTACAGCCGCTCATGGGGCAGTTGAAAGAAGAGTTAGCCCCTAAAATCAAAGATTACAAGGATCTAATTAAATTAAAAAAAGAGATCGCAGCCGTCATAGACACCAGTCACAACGGGGATAAGGCGTATAAGAGACTGCTGGAGTTAGGAGTGGATTTATCTGAATTTAAGGCCGCAAGCTCCAATCTTCCGGCTGTGATTAAGCTATCGGTCAACCCTTGTGTACTAAACGGAGATTGCTAACGTGGAAAGATGAAAATATACATTTTGGAAATGAAAGTAAATTTACGTTTTGAAGGTTTTTATAAAAAAAGTGAAGGATTATCCTTCAAACCTTCATAAAAAAACGTTTTCACAGAAATTATGTGAAGGAAAAACCTTCAGATCGGTTTGACAAACCCTTGATATGACTGGTTTTGAAAATGCCAAGTGAAGGTTTTTCCTTCAAAAAACACCTTAAAAACGGGCAAATTTTGAAGGTCATTGGAAATGAAAGTAAATAAATTTTTTGGAGGTTTTATCTGAAATTCTGGCGGTTTTACCCCTAAACCTCCAGAAAAACAGCCGATTTCACAAAAAATCTGGTGGTAAAACCGCCAAAACAAAAACGAGAACCCTTGATACACTTGGTTTTGAAAATTGCATTTGGCGGTTTTACCACCAAAAAAGTAACGAAAATAGGGCGAAATTCTGGCGGTTTAATGTGTAAAAGTGGGTGAGAAAGTGACAGAACTTTATAAAGGTTTCATACAGACAAAAAACAAAAAGCCACTAAAAGAATATAAAGACGGAAGTAATTTCATTTCCTATGAGTGGGCAAGGCAACTACCTGAATATGCTGGCATTTTGGCGGAGGACATTATTTTGGTTGATGTGGATGATATGGACACGTCAGATACTTTGCTGCAAATGGTAGATGATCTAGCCATACCATGTTTTGTTGTAGACACTACAAGAGGGAAACACTTTTTGTTTCGCAACTCCGAAGTATCAACCAACAAAACCAAAACAAAAACGGCAGTTGGTATTCAAGTGGATATGAAACTGGGCTCCAGAAATTCATATCAGATTCTTAAACATAACGGCGTAGCCAGAAAGTGGATCCGAAAGTGTGAGCTACCAGATGAACTGCCAAGGTGGCTACTTCCGGTTAAAACAAACGTGGACTTTAATGCTCTTGGTGAAGGAGACGGGCGAAATCAAGCTTTATTCAACTATATTTTAACGCTACAATCAGCTGGACTTTCCAAAGATGAAATTAGGGAAACAATCGGACTCATTAACAAATATGTGGTTTCTGAACCCCTTGAAGACAAAGAAATTGATGTCATCCTTCGGGATGAAGCATTCAAAAAGAAATCCTTCTACAAACGTGGAGAATTTTTGCATCATGAGTTTGCAAAATATATTCGTCAAGAAAATCATGTGATGAAGCTAAATAATGTTCTACATGTGTATAAAGACGGGGTATATTCCAGTAAACAACAGGATGTCGAATCCGCCATGATCCAACATTTACCCCAGTTAACGGCAGCTAAACGGAAAGAAACAACGGCGTATTTAGAACTCATCGCGGAACATCAACGACCAGCGCCCGTAAATTTAATTGCCCTGGAGAATGGCATTTACAATTTGGAAGATGATACTTTAGATGAATTCAGTCCAGATATCATCATTAAAAATAAAATACCTGTCACCTATGATCCGGGCGTTTATGACGAAGCAACCGACCTGGTCCTAGACAAAATAAGCTGTCATGACCCTGAACTGCGGGCGTTATTGGAGGAAATGATAGGGTATTTATTACTACGCCGTAATGAGCTTGGTAAGTGCTTCATTCTCACAGGATCGGGGAGTAATGGTAAATCTACATTGTTAGATATGTTGAAGAATTTTTTGGGTCCTGAAAACTACGCTTCGTTGTCATTGGATGAGATTGGACACCGATTCAAGACAGCCGAAGTATTCGGAAAGCTGGCTAACCTGGGGGATGATATCAGTAGTCAATACATTGATAATAATGCTGTATTCAAGAAGCTGGTTACCGGGGAAACGGTTAATGTGGAGCGTAAGGGAAAAGATCCCTTTGAGTTTAATAATTATGCGAAATTAATATTTAGTGCGAATCAATTACCCAGAATCAATGATACAACGGATGGACTCATGCGCAGATTAATCATCATACCGTTTAACGCAAAATTCAGTTCCGCAGACGCTGATTTTGACCCATTTATTAAAGACAAGTTGCTGACGGATAATGCCATGAAATACCTGTTACAAATTGCATTAAAGGGATTGAAGAGAGTCCTTTCAAACAAACATTTTACAATGCCAGACATTATCAAACGTGAACTTGCTGAATATGAAAAAATGAATAATCCGGTTGTGAGTTTCCTTGACGAAGGACACAAGATAGAACATGAAGTGACAAAGGAAGTATACCTAAGTTACTCAGCGTGGTGCTATCAGAATGGATTACATCCTCTCAGTCAGATTCACTTTAGTCGGGAAATTTGTAAACACGGATTTATTACAAAATTGAAGAAAATTAATGGAAAACCTGTTCGAATTTTTCAGGTAGCAGACGATAACAGATCGTAACAGAAGTTATAAATATCTATTACCGTTATGACTCCTCATATATCAACGGTTTTCAGGATGGGTAACAGATTGTAACAGATGTTTACAACTTCTTATATGGGTAAATCTCTTTCATATATCACATATATAAAATATATAATATTAATTTATATATATATATGTTACTCGTATGCCCGAAAATTTCAAAAAACCTTGATATATCAACGTTTGTAGCGGTAATAGATCTTCTGTTACCCGAATAGGAGGCAGAAAAAAAGTGCGAAACGATAAGGTAAACCCGTCTTACTATGTGAAAAACGGGATGAGTTGCCTTGATGCCATAAAAGCAATAACAAAGGGTTTAGACGGGTTTGAGGCTTTTTGTATAGGGAATGTGACCAAGTACACCTGGCGTTGGAAAGACAAAAACGGCTTGGAGGATTTACGTAAGGCAAGGGAGTATTTAGATTTTCTGATTCAGGAGCAGGAACAGGAGGAAGAACATGGTATCAAAACAGATCGAACAACAAGTGATTGAGCAACTGACAGGATACCGTGACATTGTAGGCCGTTTACGTGTCTTGGAGACGTACAGCGTTGGTAACGGCATTACGGTTTCCCGGCTCAATGAAGATGACCACTTGCAAGAGCTACACCAGAAGCTGCGGGGCTTACCGAGTTATATGTATCTCACGCCCTACGAGCAAAAATTAGAGATGGCTGCCAATGCCTATCTGGTTAGCCATCCTACGGGGACAAAGGCGCAATTACAAGCTGTGCAAAACTGCAATCCACTGGATGAGGAGGACGCAAAGAGCCTACGGGATCTGCAAAATAAAATACGCAAAGTGATTAAAGCCCGAACGGGGGTGGTGGATGGATACGAGGCCATTCTGGAGCAGTTGGCTGAATATCAAGATCTGAAAGCAGAGAAAGAAAAGATAGACCGGGTGCTTGAAGTGATGGAGCAACAGGAGTCCCATTTGGCAGACCTGCTTCGGCTGAGATACATTGAGGGATGTGGTATTTCGGAAGCGACAAAAAAGATGAATATATCCCGGTCAACTTTGTACAGATGGGTTCCGGAAGCGCTTGGAAAATATGCGAAGTTAATTGGGCTAAATTAATATTGAGACAAATATGAGACTTAAATGAGACGAAATTGAGACAAAGAAGAGACAAACTACCCCATTATTCCGTGTTATTATGATAGTATCAGGAGAATTGTAATAGAGGCGTAACTGGCAATGCTGTGTATGGGTGTACGGCGGTTAAAGTAAGGGATATGGTAGGTGAAAGCAGTGAGTAAATCAACGGATATGAATGGGCATCTTTCTTCCTATGCCGTTATCATGAGCCGGGATGCGGATGAGCAAGCAAAGGCGGAATATTTCAAAACGCTGAATGAGGCAAACGAATGCTTTGAAGATGCGAATAAAGAGTTTGACAATGTGTATGTATACCAGATGGTGCAATGCTCAGAGTCTAAACATATCGGTGATTAACTATGGTTCAACGTCCATTACGGCCGTGTAAGGTGCCTATGTGCAGTGGTCTTACTAAGACAGGGTACTGTGATCAGCACCAGCATCTAGAGGCAGAGCAAGCAAGATACTATGACAGATACAAAAGAGATCCCAAGGCAACTAAGTTCTATAACTCAAGAGAGTGGCGATTGTTGAGAGTTAAGGCACTAGAGCGAGACTATGGATTGTGCAGGGAGTGTTTGCGAGAGCATAAGATTACGTTTGCTGTTGTTGTCGATCACATCAAACCGATCAAACAGTTTTGGCATCTCAGGCTGGAGCTAAGTAATTTACAGGCTTTGTGTCTAAAATGCCATAACCGCAAAACGGCAATGGATATGACGGGAGGGGGAGGTTCAAAAATGTTGAAAAGCCTCTCCAGATAACCGACGGCCC